AATATAAACATTACCGAAAATAGCAAGAACTTAGACATCAAGATAACGGGCCAGATTGAGTCAGATATGATTAGGGAGTTTGCGGGGAAGCTTCTTGCAGAGGCAGATGAGGCTGATAAGAAAAAGAAAGTAGAGAGTAAGGTAGTTGAAACTTCAAGCATTTGACAGCCCAGAGGCTCTTTTAAAGATTGTGCCTCGGACTGTTGCCGAGAACCTTAAATTTAGAATGGATTTTCATCGCCGGGTGTCCACCGACCCTGGTATGCAGCGAATTTTTTTGGAGATGTGCTTCCAAAAGCCGCAGCTATACTTTGATTTGTGTTGTTTTACATATGACCCCAGGCAGCCCAGGGGGTGTGTAAACCGTCCGTTTATTTTAAGAGAAGCCCAGGTTGAAGCGGTCAATGCTCTGAAAGAAGGGATTGACAATGGGCGGGATAAGCTCATTGACAAGTCAAGAGAGGAAGGGGCAACTGAGCTTGTTATTAAACTGTTTGCACTTTACTGGAGGCTTTTTCCACAGGAGTCTTTTTTAGTAGGTTCACGTGCTGCGGAGTTTGTAGATGCTGGTGTAGAAGTGAAAAATGGGCAGTTGTTGGGTGTTCACAAATGTCTAATGCACAAGTTGTTATATGCGGTTGTGCATTGGCCAAAGTGGATGCAGCCAAACTTTCTTAAAACTTATATGCGGGCAGAAAATTTAGATAACGGAAGTGTAATTTATGGACAATCGTGTAATGAAAACTTTGGGGCTGGGGATAGAACAAGAGCAACGCTGGTAGATGAGCACGGACGTATGGAACATAGGATAGCTGCTTCAATCATAGATAACCTCCCTGATGTAACAGATTGTGTTATTGTTAATTCTACGCACTTTTATGGGATTGGGCATCCCTATAATAAGTTGCTGACAAGTGGAAAAATGGATGTCATTGTTTTGCCCTGGGAAAGAAACCCTGAAAAAAATAAAGGATTATACCGAAGTCCAAGTTATGATATGATAGAGATTAAGGATATTGATTATTATAAAAAGTTAGCTCCGTTAGCCTTTGAAAACATTAAAGCGAATGAACCGTTCAAGTTGAGTACATTTACGAAGGAGATGTTAACACTTCCAGAAAAGGAAGCAAGAGTTCTTAAAAACATTAGTTTTATAGCTGATGGGGGTGATGCCAACGAAGGGGGCTGGCGTTCAGCATGGTATGACGCTCAGGAAAGAAAGAGAACACCGAGGGGAATGGCACAGAATGTTGACCGTAACCCAATGGGTTCTGGGGCAATGTTTTTCTCCCCCGCAGTTCTCCGAAGGATTCGTTTAGAGACTATATGCTCTGCGAAATATAAGGGGGAAATTCAGTTTACGCTAAAGACAGCGGGTAAAAACCAAATACCAACAATCTCCCAACCACACTTTAAGCAAGGTGGTCGTGGAAGATTTAAGTGGTGGGGGAAGCTGGTAAATGGAAGGCCAGACCAAACGCATAACTATATCGTAGCCTGTGATATAGCAAGGGGGATGGGTTCTTCAAATTCTGTAGCACAGGTTATAGACGCAAATACAAATGAGCAGGTTGGGATTTGGGTTTGTCCCAATACGACACCAGATGCTTTTGCAGACCAGGCTGTGGCAATTTGTATGTGGTGTGGCGGTTTGACAAGGAAGGCGTATTTGATTTGGGAAGAAAATGGTCCGGGCGGGGCTTTCGACCAGAGGCGGCGGAAGCTTGGTTATAGTTTTGTTTATATCCGTAAGAATGAAAGAGCAAGGACGAGAAAAAAGAAGCAGACGTTTGGTTGGCACTCCGGAAGGACAGAGAAGTTTGATTTACTGCAAGAGCTTGATTTAGCCTTAGCGAGAGGTTTGCAAACAAAGCCGGATGATAAGTTTATAGTCTTACGGGATGCCGACACTTTAACGGAACTTGAGACATACATTACGTTTGATAACGGGGATATTGGCCCATCGGGGTTGTCCGAAGATGATACCAGCGGGGCAAAGGCAGCACACGGCGACAGAGTAATTGCTTTGGGTTTGGCGATATTGTCAATGAAAGAACAGCCGAAAGCTGCTGCTGTGGAGGTAAAGAGGGTTCCGAAAAATTGCTTTGCTTATCGTTTTCAGCAGCGACAAAAAGCCTTAAATCAACCAGATTATAGCAGGAAGTTTTTATTGTGAAAATCTCACGACTTAAACTTAATGACATAGTTGAAATAACCTGGCTTGACGCAACATCTGATAGTTCCTGGAGGAACGAGGAGAAGGTAAAAAAAGATGTTCCTGCGATTTGTCATAGTGTTGGTTATTTTTCTGCACAAAATAAAACTGCAATTGTAATTAGTCCTGATAAAAATAATTCAAAAGAGAGGTCAAGTACAGTGATTCCTTTGGGGATGATAAAGAAAGTTCGGAAGCTAAAATAAATGAGCGAATTAAGTAAACCAAGTGTGAGACCTTTTGTAGTTCGGGTTCAAGACGCTGTCAAAAAGTGGCAGAGAGTGATGGAGGAGCCGCTAAGGCACAGACATAGTATGTTAGAACAATATGCCTCAAACTACTATAGCGAAACAAAAGTAGAGGGGCATTTAATGAATTTAACAGACAGGGCGGTGAGTATTGTTGTTCCGTACTTATCTATGTCAGACCCAAAAATTCGGGTGCGTAGCCGGGTTCCTCAAATGCGTGGGTGGGCGGCAACAGTTGAACTGGCAGTGAACCATTTAATTGAGGAAATTCGATTTGCCAAGTACACTTTACGTCCGGCGATTTTTAACTCTATGTTTGGAATGGGGATTGTTAAAACGGCGATTATGACAGCAGAACAAGTAGAGCTTGGCGGTTATTTGCACGATGTGGGGCAAGTTTACTCAGATGTGATTGATGATTCAGACTATATCGGCGATGTGTCTGCAAGAAATCGTGAGAATTTTGAGATAGAGGGGCATTATTACTATCTTCCAACAGAGTATGCTCGCCAGTTTTTTGGGTCAAAACACGCAGATTTTATACACGCAACACATAAACTTCACGGGGACGAGCATCCTGATACAATATCAAAGCCTGGGATGATGTCGGATGATTTTCATACTCTGCGGGAGTGGACAAGGTTTATAGATATATGGCTCCCGGATGAGCAAGTAACGATTACGATTTTACCAGAAGAATACAGGCACATCTTACGGACGGTAGATTACGAGGGGCCGGAAGGTGGTCCTTTTGATGTTTTGAGCTATAAGTGTTTTCCAAATTCCCCAGTACCAATTCCACCGGCTTGGGGGTGGACTGACTATGATACTGCGGCAAACATTTTAATGAATAAAATGAGAGGGCAAGCAGAGAATGAAAAAACGATTATAGCATATTCGAGTGAAGCTGCCGAGGATATGGACAGGGTTGCGAAAGCCGGAGACCGGGAAACAGTTCGGGTGAATGACGTTACGGCAATGCAGCAAGTTCAATTTGGAGGAGTAAATCCTGATAGTTATAATTTTTTGGGGCTTCTGGAGAGCCAGTATGCTATTTCCGGAGGCAACCTATACACAATAGGGGGCAGAGGTCCGCAGGCAAAAACGTTAGGTCAGGAACAAATGTTGCAGTCTAACGCTTCCAGAATTTTAGAAGATATGTCAACCCAGGTGCACGAATTTACGGAGGCGATTATCCGGAAGTGGATTTGGCATTTTCTCTCAGACCCCTTAATGCAGAGGCACGAAATAAAGAGGATACCGGGTGTAACTGATGTTGATGTTATTTTTGACCGAGTTGCAAAAGAGGGAGACTTTAATGACTTTGTTTTTGAGGTACAGCCGTACTCAATGCAGAAATATCATCCTACACTTGAGTATCAAAAGACAATGTCATTCCTCACAGGATGGGTTATTCCAATTTCTCAAATGGCGGCACAGCAAGGGTTGACTTTGGACGTTGGTGTGGTAAATAAAGACTTGGCCAAGTATCTCGATATTCCAAATATAGACTCTTGGTTTAAGTCTGCTGTTCCAGATAATCCCGGAGGCCCAGGGCCGTATCAACCGCTCCAGGGACAAATTGTGCCGAAATCAAATGGTGGGATTCAAGACGGAAGAATGGGGGACAACAGTAAAGCCAGCAGAGAGGCTAACTTAAATCAACAGCAAAATCG